GTGCGATCCAGAATTTTTTTTGCTTGTTCGTATGCGGTCATTGTTTTCTTTTTGTGTGTATTGCGGCCATCACGGCCTTGAGTTGTTCTGCTGATTTGACGCCGCGTCTTTTTTCTCGGACCTCAAGTTCATCTCTGCGCTTCCACAATGGCAATGTCAGCAGGTGCCTGGCTTCGCATTCAAGCATCCATTCGCGTGACCATGAGCCAACGACACGCCCATCGTGGAGCGTGACATCGATCTCGTATTGCTCGCGTGGTGTCAATGCGTTTGTTCCAATGAAGTCATGTGCTTAAACCATCCGTCGACGATCTCGATTGCTTCACGCATGACCATGTGTTCGAATGCGTGCTCGATCTTGCTTTCACCGCTGTCCTCGTCCCAGCCTATAGCAAATGAGCAAACGCCCATGCCTTCGGGTTGGCAAAAGAATCGCAACTCAGGTGCGCCCTCTTGGTTCTGCTGTTTCAACATGACGATCTGGCCGTAACGGACCACATCAAATATTCGTGCAAATTTCATTCACCTCTCCTTAAATAAAAATATATTGCCACACCAATCAGTGCAACAGCAATGCCCATGCAGATCATCAGTTCACCGATCAGCATCATGATTTGACCAATGTTCATCGCACATACTCCAGTCTGATTGTTCGGTACACCACGCCGTCGTTCCACTTCTTGTCTGACTCGATGTCATAAAGTTCGATAATGTGCTCTGCTTCTGCAAACTTCATGCGCTGATTGCGAATGCTGAACATGTAGATCAGCGGTGCCTTCTGTGTTGAATAGGCCTCGATCAATTGTGGCAACAGCAAGCGCTCTTTTTCTTTGATGTTGGCAGTGCCTTTGACATTGACCACAAAGGTTCGTTCATCGCGCTGGATTACATAGTCTGGGATGTTGCGCAGGATTGGATTGAGGTTGTAGAACGCGCCAACATTGGCAAACTTCTCATCGAACCCCAGGCGTGTGCAGTTCCATCCATTGCGCTCGCACCATTGCTCAAACATCTCTTCGCCAATATTGACGCCGACGCCCTGCCTGTCCTGGTAGGTTTGGTCTGCGTTTCCGTATGTCATAGTTTTATACCCCGCACCATGTGCTCTTGATCGATGCGCTTGCAATCGATCTCCGGCTTGTACGCTGGCCAGTGGCCTTCGCGGACCATGTCGCAGTAATGTTGCTCTGCCTTGATGGCATCGTCGTAGTCCATCTGGTTGACGAATGCAAATGCACCCAGCAGTGCAAGCCACACAACAATTGCTTTGATCATGCTCATGATTTCACCTTTGGCATTGCCATTTTTTCACGCAGTTCATCCATCATTTTTCTAACCCTGGCCCTGTTGATCTCCGCCTGCTCTTCAGAGATCGTGTGCTCAATCTTTATTGGTTCTGGCCGTGGCGCCATGCGGCACAGTTCTTTGAACTTGATGCAGTTGGGCACGCGTTCAGGCAAGTGCTCCAGGGCGTATGCGATGGCCTCTGGCCACTTCACAAAGTTGCCCAGTTCTTCAGCCCATGTGGCCTTTGCGTTTTCCAGTCCAGCGTCAATGCCGTTGACCATGCCGGTGCTGTACTGCCCGGTAAACTCTCTGCCATAAATGCCCTGTAGCCTGGCAAATATTTTCTCAACCCAAGCGTTTGGGAGTATTGGGTTCTGCGTCATAAATTTCTCCTTCGATAGTGGTGCCTTGATATTCGTCGTGTTTTGGTAAAAGACCGAGTGAGCGTGCTATGCCCTCCTGGTTGATCTGGTGCTGGGTTTTATTCTGCTGGTCCTTGTTGACCCAGTCGGCTTTGAACCCTGCCCATCCCCTTGCACAGCATTCGGTCAATGCCGCATTAAGTGACCAGCCTGCTTTGCGTGCCTCGCGCTCGATGCCTGCCATTGCCGCTTGAGTGACCGGTGCCTTCTTTGCTTTGCGGACTGTCAGAAATCCATCCCAAACTTCAGGTGCCACACCATCAGGACATGACAAGGGCTTGTCCCTTGTCTTTATCTCTGTTTGTTGTTTGTTAGTTGTTGTTTGTTGGTTGTTGTTTAGGCTTTTTTTGGGTTCAGCTTGGGTTTGGCTTGGGTTAGCGGTGGGTTTCCCACTGCTTTTCTTCGGCCTGCCGCCTAGCTTTCCGTTCGATCGTTGCTTGTCAATGTAGGCGTGATAGTCCGCAATTTCAGCGTCAGCACGGTAGTTTCGGTACCCCTCTTCAGTCATCTCAAAGAACTCTTTGAGCACTGACTCGACCACTTCTGAACCCATGCGTAACCTACGGGAAACCCACGGTATATCGGTGGGTATTGGCGCCTCAGTGTCGTAGTACAGGTCAAGCAATCGACGATAGGTAATGTCCTCTTCGACAGTCAAATGCATCGTGTGCTTGATGTAGTCGCCGATGTTGAAGTTGTAGTAGTGCATCACGCACCTGCCTTGGCCTGGTCGAGCAATGATCTGATGGTGTCATCGCTTTTGACTTTGGCTTTGTTGGTGCATGCAACGCAGGCCGCGTTGATGGTGTACCTCAGTGTCTCGCCGCAGGCTTTGCAGGGCTTACCGGTGTACTTGCGCTGGCCGTTTTTGGCGGCTTTGATACGGGGGGAATCCAATTTAACACTCCTCTTGGTTGATGATTTTCTAATTCTAAACCAATACCAAGAGGGTGTGTCAAGCAGTTTTTTTCAGAATAATTCTTTCGATCTTTTCGGTCGTGACAAATCGGTGCAGGTTGGCGCATTCGTACCTGCGGTATTTGATGTTGCCAGGCCTAGTCCTGGTTTCCTTCACGATGGTCCAGGCCTGACATACGGGGCACTTCATTACTTCAAAACGGGATGTCGTCGTCCATGTCTGCCATGTCACCAACAGGCTGTTGCGTTTGTTGCGTTTGCTGTGGCCGTGCTGGAGCATCACCCTTTGGCGGTAGGTCTATCTGGTCCACAGAGAGGCGTAGGCGCGTTTTTGGCGTGCCGTCCTTGGCTTTGTATTCCTCGAGTTTGATCGGGCCGCTGACGGTCAAGCGCTGGCCTTTAGCCATGTACGGTTGCAGGCTGGTTGCCCGCTTACCCCACAGTGCGCAGTCCACCCACATGGTTTCGGGTTTGTCTTTGGTGCCGATGGCCACGCCAATGGCAAAGTTCAGGATGTTGTCGCCGTTGTGCTGGCGCAGTTCGGGGTCGCGCCCCAGGTTGCCGGTAAGTATTGCAATGTTCATGTGTTGGATTCCTTCGAAATTTGGACGCGTACGAAACCACCGATCTGCCCCGCGTCCACTCGTGCAGTCAGTGTTGTGAATTGTTTGTCGTTGATTTTGAGTGCATCAGCAACGCCGTCAAGGCCAGACTTCATCCTGGCCACCAGGTTGTCGCGATCATAGCTTCGCCGGTCGGGCGGCACGAACTCGAGCACCAGGTGCATGTTGCCAGCAATGTCAGGTCTTACGGCTCCCGCTTGCTCGAGCACCATGGCCCAGCAGGCTTGCCGGTATGCGGCTTTGATCTTGGAAACCTTGGACCAATGCAGGCGCTTGTTGGGCGAGAGTTCAGACGGTGGCCAGCCCAGCACCAGTTCAATCATTGACTTCGCGCCCAAACACGATGTCGTGCGCAGTGATGTCGATGCCCCGCTCCCAGGCTAATTCCAGAAGGCGACGCTGTATGGCGGTTGGCACGATGCCTGATTTTTGCCAGCGAGACACTGCGGCAGGATCGCGGTTGAGGGCACGGGCGAGTTTGCGTACCCCGCCAAACATGTCGATGGCCAGTTCAACTGGTGATGTGTGGTTGATGGTGTTGTTCATCCCTCAATGATGACACAGGCGCAACACCTTGTGAACCCTTGATTTACCTGGGCGGAACGAATACCCACATAAATCACTCGGAATAGGTATTGCGTTGTGGATATGTGTTGATGTAAGATCACCATATCGACAGCAATCAAGCAGTCGAATTTTGAAGGAACCCTACTATGACCGCAATTAACAACACCCCCGCTTCTGCTGACGAACTCGGCACATTGCTTGCCCAGATTGCCACACTTACCAAGCAAGCCGACGCCCTCAAAGACGCCATGAAAGACCTGGCCAGCAGTGGCGGTCCCACAGTATTTGAAGGCGCCTTGTTCAAGGCTTCATACATTGAATCCAACCGCGCTGTTACCGACTGGAAAAAGTTGGCCGCAGATGTTGGCATCAGCGCCGACAAGATTGCCGAGTACACCAGCGCCACCGCTGTGTTCAGCATCAAGACCACTTCACGCTAATGAGCAAACCAATTAAATCTATTTTTTGGCACATATTGCAACGAGCAATTGCCGAACGCAAAGAACTCAAGGAGAAATCAAATGGATAGTTTTACAGCAACTGGCATCGCCGAAGGTTTTATCGAGGCGGATTCTGAAGACCAGGTCATCGAGGCCTGGCAGACATTGATCGACACCGGCCTGGCCTGGCAACTGCAAGGCTGGTTTGGCCGTCAGGCACAGCGCCTGATCGAAGACGGGTATTGCCTGCCCGCCGAAGAGAGCCGTCTGCTACGGGCCGCAAAAGCCCTGGGCAAGATCGAATTTGTCACCGTCAAATAAGGGGCACATCATGGGTCAATATCACAAGGTCTACAACCTGGACAAACAAGAGTCCATTCACCCGCACCGCATCGACAACGGCCTCAAGTTGTACGAGCAGGTCGGCCACATCAGCACTACCAGCACCGCGTTGTTTGCACTGCTGGCCAACAGCAACGCACGGGGCGGCGGTGACTTCCCTGCGCATGAGTTGATTGGCCGCTGGGCAGGCGATCGCATCCTGATCCAGGGTGACTATGCAGGGCCAGGCGACAACGCCTACACAGACCCCGAGCAACTCGACGCCTTCACCGACATTTCAAGCCAGGTGCTCGAGATGTTGCGCGTCATCGAAAGCAAATACTAAGGAGAAAAATATGTGGTTCACCTCTTCACACGGCACGATCGAGATCGAGATGACCATGGCCCAGGCTCAGTCAGCATCGCACCAAGGCCAATGCGACGACGATGTCCAGGCGCTATCCAACAACCGCAAGATCCGCCGCCAGTTGGAGCGCATTACCCCGGAGGTTTTACGCAAGGAGTTGGCAGAGTACGGCGCCTGGGATGAGCAAGAGTTGGCCGACCACGAGCAGAACATTCAGCGCATCCTTTGGATCGCGGCAGGCGACATCGTCGAAAATAGTCGTTGACACTACATCAACGATCTGGAGTATAATTTCAACACATCACCACAAGGAGATACAAATGGCAGAGTTTTCAGTGCATAAAGTTGTGAAGATTGAGTTGTCTGCAATTCGTGAGCATGACACCTTTTCAACGCGCACGATCATCATCACAGATGAGCAAGGCAATCAACACGAAGTCAGCATGTTTTCGAACAACGATGACGAAGACGCGCTCAAGGTGATGTTGTGAAACGCACCAGCTATATCGCCGAGATCGAGCACCGCGTGTGCGGCATCCCTTGCATCATCGGCGTTACCGATTACGAGGGCTACATGCCAGCGTATACCTCCGGCCTACCAGAGAACTGCTACCCGGCAGAAGGTGGGTCGGGGGAATTTGAGATCCTGGACCGCAAAGGCTATCGCGCCAAGTGGCTTGAGAAAAAACTCACAGCGCGAGATGAGGACGCGATCCAGGAATTGATTTATGAACACATGGAGAATGATTGATGACTATTCAAAGAATCGAAATTGAGAGTGAAAAGCAGTGGCTTGCCGAGCGGGCCAAGGATGTGACCAGCACCGAGGTGTCAGCCTTGTTTGGCCTGTCGCCTTACCTGACTGAGTTCGAACTGTTTCACCAAAAGCGCGACGGCGTGACCGTCAAGTTCGAACCCAACGAGCGCATGAAGTGGGGCAACCGCCTGGAGTCGGCTATTGCGCACGGCGCCGCCGAAGACATGGGTTGGAATATTGCCAAGTTTAATGTGTACATGCGCGACCAGGCCGCACGCATTGGGTCCAGCTTTGACTTTGAGATCAAGTCCAGCGCCAATGGCCCAGGCATTCTCGAGGTTAAGAATGTCGACTGGGTGCAATATCAAAAGTCATGGATTGACGACGGCAACGGAAACATCGAGGCGCCCGAGCACATCGAGTTGCAGGTCCAGCATCAAATGGAAATTGCCGACTACAACTGGTGCGCAATTGTGGCCCTTGTCGGCGGAAATGAGCAAAAGATAGTCCTCCGAAATCGCGATCGGGACATTGGTAAAAGTATACGCGAACGCACCAGCGAGTTCTGGAATCTTGTGCAAGCCAATACCGCGCCATCAGCCGACTACACCAGAGACGCCGAGTTCATCATCAAGCAATTGCGCAATGGCGCCGACGAAGGTTTGGTGGCCGAGGCCGATGCTGAACTTGAAGACATGATCAAGCAGTTTGAGTTTGTGCGCAGAGAGGCCAGCGATCTGGACAAGATCAAGGACCAGAAACGCGCAGAGATCCTGGAGCGCATTGGCCGCGCCAGCAAAGTTTTAACCAGTTTTGGCTCGCTATCGACGGGGCAAGTCAAAGGCCGATCAGGCACTCTCATTACACCTGAGATGGTCGGCACAGTCATCGGCGCAACCGAAGGCTACCGCAGTTTCCGTTTTTATTCAAAGAAGGAGAAGTAAACCATGGCAACCGAGCAACGCATTTACAAAGTCACCAGCGGCACCAAAACACACCTGGTCCAAGCAATCAGTCAGGCACAGGCATTGCGCCATGTTGCAGGAAAAATGTTTCAGGTTGATGTGGCCAGGCCCATCGATGTAGCCAAACTTATGGGCATGGGCACACAGTTGGAAGTGGCCAGCGTCGTGGCCGAGCAAGACCAATTGAAATTTGAAGGAGACAAAGCATGACTACCAGCACCGAACTGTCACCCATTGAGGCAATGCGCGGCACCCTTGTGCGCATGCAGGCAGAATTTCAGGCCGCACTGCCACCGCAGATCCCGGTCGAGAAGTTTATCCGGACCACACTGACCGCAGTGCAAATGAACCCAGACCTTCTAGGCGCCGACCGCCGCAGTCTGCTGGGCGCATGCATGAAGGCCGCACAAGATGGCTTGCTGTTAGATGGCCGTGAAGCCGCGCCCGTAATCTTCAACACCAAGGAAGGCAAGAAAGTTCAGTACATGCCCATGGTCGGCGGCATCTTGAAAAAGATCCGCAACTCAGGCGAACTGTCCAGCATCAGCGCACAAGTGGCGTACGACAAGGACCACTTCGAGTACGAGTTGGGCGACAACGAGAACATCGTTCACAAGCCATTCCTGGGCGAGGATCGCGGCAAGCCCATTGCCGTGTATGCCGTGGCCAAGACCAAAGACGGCGCGATCTACCGCGAGGTGATGAGCGTGTCCGATGTTGAGAAGGTGCGAGCCGCCAGCCGGGCAGGCAAGTTTGGCCCATGGGTTGAATGGTGGGATGAGATGGCCAAGAAGACTGTGATTCGTCGCATGGCCAAGCGCCTGCCATCGAGCGCAGATCTGGACCAGGTTATCGCGCACGACAACGAGGCATCAGGATTCGTCCAGGTGGAGCGCAGAGAGGCCGTAAACATCACGCCGGTACCAGAGGCCCAACAAGCCCCTTTGAGCCGCCTGAAGGCTTCTATGGGCCAGCCAGCGGATGATGTCATTGACCAGGCAACTGGCGAAATTACACAACCGGAGGTGCCTAATGTCTCAACTACTGACGCCTAAACAATTGTGCGAGCGATGGAAAGTCGCCGACAACACCCTGCGCAAGTGGCGGGTGGCCAATGTCGGACCGGCCTACATCAAGCTGGGTGAGGGTCGCAACAGCGAGGTGCGTTACCGCGTCGACGATGTTGAGGCATTCGAAAAGAGCAACCGATTTACCACCGTCAACAAGTGAGGAAAGCCATGAGGAACAGAATGATCACAGTCCTGATTGTCTGCTCCCTTGGCTGGATCAGTGGGTGCGCAAGCAACAAGCCAATGCCACCCACACCAGTCGAGCAGGAGTTGATTCTTGATAAACAGATTCACTCACTAAGCCGCAACGAAGTCATTACTGCGGTTCGTGAATGTGAAACAACAGGGCTTCGCGCCGTCATGATGTATGGAAAACGCAAAGTCAACGGGTACTCAGCAGACATCGTCATTGATGTCACATGCGCACCCAGGTGAAAAAAAACCCCAGGGCGCAAACCCTGGGGCTAACCGTCGTGAAGGAGTTTGGCAACTGCTAAAGCCTGACGGGAAGGAGACAACTAAACCAGTTCGAAATGTGGGCCGTCAATGAACGGCCTTTTGTTTTGCATGCGACGCTCATCGATGTAGTGGTTCATGGCCTCTTCCATCGTGCCGCGCCAAAGCCTGATGTCCGGAACATTCCATGCGGCACCCCAGCGTATGGCCACATTCTTTTCAATTGCGGCCTGCTTCATTGCGTCGGCAAGGTTGTCATACAGATTGAGTTCCCATGACACCTGGCCATCGATGTAGGCCACCAGGTCCACAGCGTCGCCGGTCAAATGCTTGGACTCCATGGTCTGGCTTTTGCCAGTCTCGACATATTTGCGCTGTGTCTCGGTAGTGCGCAAGCCTTCAGTGACACCGAAGTCAACCGTGCTGATTTCAATTGCGCGAGTGACCACATCAATCAATGAATCTTTAACGCCATCAAGGCGAGCAATGCTTTTTTGTGAAAGTATGAATGCCATGATTATTCCTTTGCTGGTTGCTTAGAACGCATGTCCATGATCTTCTCAAGAGTGCGGCCACCGAAGTAGAACGACATGATCAGCATGCCCCATTGGCCAAGCAACTCGACATACTTTTGATTTGTGTCGATGCCATACGCAGACATCATTGCAAAGGTCGTGTATGTGATCAGGATAAAAATTAGCGTCATAGGACGGATGTTTTTAGACAGCCATGAGTCACTGCCCATGTCAGCCTGGGCACGCTTGGTCAACTCTTGCGCTTCAATGTTGTCAGCGTTGAGTTCAGCCAGGCGCCCTTCCTGTTGCATCTTTAGAAGTTCTTGCTGTGCTTTTGCTTTGGCTTCTGGGTCTGGAATAAATTTATCCAGCACCTTCATGCCGACATCAAATAGTGCGGTCAATGGAAACATTGTTAATCTCCTGTTTTTAATGGTTTAATTTTTTTTTGGACACCAGTCTTCTCTTCTAAGATGGCAATATGAAGGCGGTTTTCAGCAATTGCATCGCGATTCTTTTGGATTTCAATACCTAAATCTTGACGCAATTTTTCACGCGCCAATTCTGCTCCGGTGTTAGATGCTTGCTTGTTGTCGCTAGTCACGACTAAGCTGACCTTGCTGTTTAGGATGGTGACATCATGCTGTATCGAACCA